CCGAGGCTGGACTTTCATGCCTCGCGCAAGGCCGCGGCACTCAATCAGTGGAATCATCCGGAGGTGAAAGACGATGCCAGCGAACCCGGCAGCGCGCCAGTCGAAGATCATGCAAGTAGCGTTTCTGGACTGGCAGAGAGTCCCGCACCAGATCATCCTGAAGGAGCTCCGGCTGTCCCACCCCCACCTGAACACGATTCGCCAGGATCCGCTCTACCTCCAGACAGTGGAGGAACTGAAGGCGGAATTCAAGGAGAAGCTCCTGTCGGCGCCGGGGACGAACGAACTGGTGAAGACCTTGGGCTACGCCATGGGGATCGCGACCAAGAAGCTAGTCCACATTCTGGCGAGTCCGAGAACCTCGAACAAGGACTTGATTTCGGCAGCCCGACTGGTCGCCCAGATGGACGGTAGGTTCCTCGGCAGCGCCGTGGAAGATGAGTCGAACCTCTCGCGTCACGATGCCGAAGAAGTGGCAACCGAGATCAAGGGCATGATCGAGCGGCACAAGCAGAGCGTGCAATAGCGATGATCTGTGAATTGATTCTGGACGAGAAAGCGGTGCTGCCGGGATGGGGGTGCTGTGCTTGCCAAAGCTACAATGGACTCCAACGCGACAAGTGCAAGTATTGCGGACATGCGTGCTGCGTGGAAAAGCCGATGCCGCATGAGTATGGCCTGTGCGATGAATGCGGAGTGCCGGAAGGGTCCGAACACATAGGGCATCGACTTGGGAGTCCATGACCGAGATCAAGGTCAACGCAGTGTGTAAGTCATGCCAGCACGAGTTTGTAGCTTTTTTGTATGTTAGTGAGCATTGCACTCAAGTTACCAGCATAAGTAAGTGCCCTAAGTGCGGTGAGAGTAAGTTTGCGGTTCAGGGTAAGTGGTACAGCGTGGACGGGAAAGAAGAATGAAAGACATTCAAGAAGTAATCACTCGCAAGCAGGCGCAGCGCGATCGGCTGGCTAAGGAAATAGCGGCACTCGAATCCGTCCTCCCTCTTCTGGCCGATGATCCCATCCCAACCGGGATGCCATCAGGGGTTGTCCCTAGCGGAACGAGCATCGCGGAAGCGATCAAGCGCTGGCCGTGAGCTATGCCTGACACCCTCCCTCCCGGCCTAGAGCCTGTCCGTGACCAACTCCTAGAAAACCCTCCCGCCAAGTGGAAGGAAATCCCTATCTATGACGACGCCTCGGAAGCTACCAAGAAAGCAGTTCTTCGGCTCAATGCCCTCGGGAGTCTCTTCTACTTCTCCAAAGTCGTCCTTGGACATTCCCGGCTCTCTGCGAATCTACACCGATACATGTGTTCCGAACTCGAGCGCGATACCGTGCGACTCGTCATGGAAATTCCGCGAGATCACTTCAAAACGACTATCGCTTCTGTATCAGCTCCCATGTGGTGGGCACTCCCTTTCACCAACCAAGATGAAGACCTGATGTACCAGTTGGGCTACGACGAAGCGTGGATGAAGTGGATGCAGCGCGCGCACAATGCCGCAAATCGCACACTCATCGCCTCAGAGACGATCCAGAACGCTCGCAAGATTGGGGTGAAGATCGACGGCCACTACCACTCGAATGCTTTCTTCCGGTTCCTGTTCTCCTCGATCATTCCCAAGGATGACGACCGCTGGAACCAGGATTCGATGACTCATCGCCGTCCTGCGGGCGAGTATCACGGGGAAGGGACTTATGATTTCATCGGTGTCAAGGGTGCACTTCAGTCACGGCACTACGATCGTCAGGTACTTGATGATCTCGTCGGAGAGAAGGCTATCCTTTCTGACTCTGTGCTGGAATCCACCATTGATTGGGTGCGAAAGCTTCCCGGATGTTTCGATTCCGATCCCGATCGACCTCATGCACTTGCTGACCAACTATTCATCGGTAACCGTTGGTCGATGCGCGATGTCAATTCTTGGCTGAGAAAGAATGTTCCTAACCTGAACTTCATCTCGCACTCGGCGGAAGGTGGATGCTGCGCCATGCACCCGCCCCATCAAATCATCTTTCCCGAAGAGATTACATGGGAAAAGCTGGCGGAATTCAGAGCGATTTTCGGAAACTACAATTACGCCGCGCAGATGCTGAATAACCCCGTGGATCAAGAGGCAGTCAAGTTCAAAGACCACTGGCTCAGACACTATTCCGTCGATGTCTGGAAAGAACCGAAGGGCTCCGACGTCATCGCCAACTGGCAGCAGTTGTCCTCCTTCAATCGAGGTAATCTAAGTGGAAACCCCGACGATGTAGCCGAATCGCAAGGCATGACTCCGAAACGGCTGAAAGTAGCTATCAAGCATGAAACACAGCCAGGAGAAACCATCGAAGACATCCGAGCCGGGGATTTGGACCGTTTTGCGTTCATGGACCCAAACCATGCCGAGGAAAGAGGGCGCGCGTGCAACGCAATTCTTGTTGTTGGAGTCTACAACCGCCCGCCTGCCAAGCGAAGGATCTACCTGCTTGATTGTTGGTCGAAAGCCTCTCAACACGAAGAGTGGCTAGAAGCCGCGCTGGGGAATTCTCCGGGGAAACGTGGCTTGGTTCTGAAGTGGAGATGCCATGTGCTGTTCATCGAATCGGAAGTTGCAGGCCAGTCGGGCTGGAAGTTCGCGATTCGCGAGCGTATGAGAAAGCTTGGACTCGATGCTTCATTCTCGCTTCGGCCGCTCAAGACCGAGCGCAGCGCGAATGCTAAGAAAAACAGGATTGATGCCATGGAGCCGGTGTTTGAAAACGGGCTATTCTGGGTGCCGCGGTTTGGCTGTCAGGAGTGGAAGACTGAATTCAGCCAGTACCCTAACGGAGCAACGATGGACCTCATGGATTTAACTGGATATATACCACAGTGCCTCAGTGCAGGCAGTCGTCTACAAACTCGAGATTGGGTCAAAGAAGAACTACAGCGATCAAAACAGGCGCTCATGAACGTAGGCGTGGCTGGCTATTAAAAAATGCGAATTCTCCGTAACTGCGATTCGCGCCCTCTCGGTATGCTTTGATAGCTTCTTCTTTGGAATCGTAGCGACCTAGATTCTTCATCTTTCCATTGAATCGGCAGTAAGCCATCCATTTTCCTCGAGACTTATCCCAATGAACTCCGGGGTGGCCGCTGGTGTTATTTCGAGCGATGCTACGGTTCACATTGTTTTGCCAATCGGCGCAGACTCTCAAATTCGCTCGTCGATTGTCCAATGTGTCGTGATTCCAGTGGTCTACGATACGATCATCCTCGACGCCACAGATAAACCGAGCCATATATATGAACGTTCGGTCTTTTCCGTGGCGAACGGCGTAGAAGCTTTTCGTTGCCGAGTTCCACCACGCATACCAATTCCACTGATTCAGCCATTCATAGTCACTGGCATCAACTAGTGTGTTTTGGTTTTGGCTTAACGGAATGATCTTGTACGATGGGTCGGGCGGCTGGGAAACGTCGTGTCGGTGTACACGATATCTGGTCATGATGCTCCTGTGACAGCAGGAAAGTCGTGCTAGACTCAGCCGCATAATACCATGCCAATACCTGCCGAACTCCCACTCACGAAGCACTTTTCAAGCGAAAGAATCATCGGCATCGAGAAGTACGCGAGTGAGCGTCTTGAGTCTCTCGTGCGAGGGCTGAGAGATTTAAGAACAGACAAGATCAAGCGATTCAGAAAGATTTACGATGGCACGCCTCGCGAGAAAACCAAGTCGTTTCCCTGGCAGAACGCCTCGAACCTCGTCATCCAGCTTGTAGGCTCGTTCTCCGATCAGTTAGTCGCCAAGATTGTGATGTCGGAATTCGGCGTCGACCCATTCTGGCCGGCTGAACTGGTAGGCGAGTTCGAGCGCGACTTCCATGCCGAAGAGATGCGCTCTGCGGTTCAGGAAATGATGGAAGTTCAGGCGCTAGAACCTAAGCTGCTCAATCTCCTGCCCAAGTACACAATCTGGACGCGGACATTCGTGAAGTATGGCTTTGGCGCAATCAAGGCCATGCCAGAGAAAACCATCGAGCAAGTCGCGATGGTCGAGGATCAAGGCCGGGTGTTGTTCGAGGATTACGTCAAGCACGAAGGGCCAATCTGTCTCCCCATCATGTTTGAAGACTTCCTCATGCCTGCGACCACGATTGAACTGGAGCGAGCGCCATTCATCGCTCAACGAGCCCGGTTGCAGCGGTTTCAGGTTGAGCAGTTCCGTTGGGACAAGACTTTCAATCGTGGGGTCATCACGGAAATTCTGAAGCGGCCGACACGGACGGGCCCCTCTGACACGCAGCGTGACATCGAGAATGAGTCAGGAGCGCGAACCGATAGCGGCTCGACTGAGGAAGAGTGGGACTTCTACGAGATGCACTTCCCTTATCAGGTTTTGGGGAAGCGGTTCCAGCTCATCCTGACCGGCTGTGCGGACGACATGGGCACGGATCTCCGAGTCGCCAAGTCGGTGTTCAACTGGCTTCCGGACAATGCCCTGCCCTACATCGGAGCTCGGCTTGGCAACGATGGAGAGAGAGCGTATGGCAAAGGCTTTTGTGAAATGCTCCGCGATTACCAAGAAGAAATATCCGCTATTCACAATCGCCGCGGCGATGCTTCGACGGCAGCCAATACCAACATTTTCCGTTTCTCTCCGGGACAGCAACTCGATGCGCAATTTTCGATCTATCCTATGGCTGGGATCACAGCGGAGAAGGATGGTTTTGAGGTTGTGCCTCTTGGACGCACGGCGAATGAAACCATTAAAGACGAGCAACTAGTTCTGCAGGAAGCGCAGGATCGCGCCGGGGTAGGGCCGTCCAGTTCTGGTCAGGGTGCCGGGACGGTAAACAAAAAGGGCGCCTACTCGGCTATGGGAACGTTCGCCGTAATGCAGGAAGGCAACACACGCGCGAACCTGAATGTGACCGAATTCCGCCAGTCGCACTATAGCCTCGGCAGTCTGGTGCTGGCCTATCACGCGCACTTTGGTATCCCGGAGAAAGACAAGAAAGCCTACGGAAAGCAGGCGCAGTGGCTGGACAAGGCCTTGGATCTGGTGAAGCAAGGCCGACTCATCATTCCAATCCGTGCTGCGACGGGCTCGGTCAACAAGGAAATCGAGAAGCAAAACTTGATGCTCCTGCTCAATAACTGGCGCGCGCATGGGCAGATGGTTTCCCAACTCTTGCAACAAGCCTCGAATCCGATGGCTCCGCCCCAGTTGCAGGATTATCTTGGGCAATTGATTCTCGGTGGAAACCTGCTGATGACCAAGATTTGCAAGGACTTTGGCATCTCCGATCCAAGCTTCATGATTCCTGAGCCGATGGGGATTCAGGAAAAGGCGGATGCGTTCAAGAAGCAGGTCGATCAGGCCAAGGCGTTGCAGGCACAGCAAGAGCAGCGGAAATTAGGGCAAGGTGGACAGCCTCCGGGAGTGCAAATGCCGCAAGTTCAGGCCGAGGGGGCGCCGGGGGCGGGATCAGGGGAGCCGCAAATCCAATGAAGCCAGAGAAGCCTATCGCAAACGTTGTCGACGACATTCGAATTAAAAGCTGGAACGATGTAGTAGCTCCGCGCGCCGAATCGTTACTTTCGTACCTGCGACAAGACATTTATCAGAAAGGGATTGTTGCCTACCTGCACAGCATGGAAACGCTGGGCGAGAAAAAGCTTCTTACGGGCTGTAAGACGGAACGCGAAGATAACTTCATGCGCGGATACTTGGTCGCGCTAAAAGAGTTTATTTCGATGGCCGACCAGATCGAGCAATACGTTGAAGCGAAGAAGAATCCGCCTGCAGTGCCAGGGGAGTACACGGCATAGTCACTTCGGATCCCAAACTCTGGTCTTGTCCGAACGCCGAAGTTTTTCCTTCAACGCTTCCATGATCCACTCCTTCATGGTGCGGTCTTCTGAGACTGCCTGAAGCTTCACTTGGCGGACTAATTCCTTCGGAACATCTTCGACAAGGAGGGATTTCATGGCGAAAATATACCATATGGGCCTTAGGCGAGATTGACGCTGAAAAGAAACGACCTTAACTTCGGCGCATATGCCGATGTTTCCGAAGGCAGAAGACATTCTGGGGATGAGCCAGGATGACTTCAAGAAGAAGCTCGAAGGTTCGGCTTCCAAGGCGGACCTCGACGCCCTTAAAGGCGAAATTAGCCAGCAATTCACCAGTTCCGTAGAACTACTTAAAGCGGAACTTCAGAAGTTAGGACAGAAACCTCCGGAGCCCGTGGTCGAGACTGACCCGGAAGATCCCACGACCGCCGTCCTGACCGATCCGGCTGGCTTCATTGACCGCCGCACGCAACCCTTGGTCAACGCGCAACTCCAGTCCAATGCGCAGATTCAGGAGATGCGCGCGCGACAAGACCCGCGCTTCTCGCGCATCTTCGCGAAATACGGTCCTGAACTCGTGGCGATTGCCGACAAGATGGACATGAAGGGCCGCGGCACTCCCGGCTTCTGGGAGTGGCATATCAAGACTTTCTTGGGCGACAAGTACGTTAAAGGTGATCTCCAGGGTGAAAGCTATCCGTCGCTCATCGGCACCTCCTCAGTAGGGCCGGAAGCAGGTGGGGACGGTGACGATCCAAACAAAGGGATGAATCCCCAAGTCGCGGCATGGCTGAAAGAACGCGGCGTTCCTCTAGACAAAGCGGCCAAGATCAACAACATGATGAACCGCGACGGCGATCCGATCTCGCTACAAAACTACAAGGCTGGCAATGCCTAACGAGAAGCCCGGAAGCTCTCCGCAGAATCCCGTCTCGGTCGACCAACTTCTTCGCGAAGCCAATGTACCGACTGTAAAAACCGCTCCTCCGGCTACCCCTGACAAGCCCTCTGCCCCAATCCCGCAGGGGGCTATGTTTCGCGACAAGAGCGGCAAGATGATGTACCGCTACGAGCTTGACGGGAAAGTCATCGTTCTGCCCAAGCCTTACGAGCAGATGTCGGAGCAGGATTACTACAACCTGCCTGTTACGCTCTACGACCAGCTTCCCGGCCGCATCCCGCAGAATCTGACTGTAACTTTCAAGGATCCGCAGTGGGGTGGACACTGGTTCAACAAGAGCGCGAAGGACGCGCGCCGCATCGCCGAAGCCCGCTCACTCGGATTCGTTCCGGCCAAGCTCAGCGACCTCCAGAACTACCACATCGAATTGACCGATCAGGATGGCGCCGTAGAGCAAGGTGACTTGGTGTTGATGAAGTGTCACAAGGCTCTGCTGTACCTCCGCTACAAAGAGTCGATGGATAAGGCCAAACGATCAGGCGGGGTTGAGCACTTCAAGAGCGAAGCCAACACGAAACTGAGTCCCGCGAACATCGACAAAGACCCGTATTACGTGGCAGAGCAAGCCAAGCAGGAATTTCAAGGAGTCGGACCCGTGTTTACTGCCGGCGACGGCGGGGTTCTGAATCCATCTCAGGGGAGATAAGACATGGCGGCGAATCTTTCGACTCACCTTCCAATCGTTCCTGTATCCACGATTTCTGGCAATCAGGAGCACATTTTCAACTATCTGGAAGGTGCCAGCCAAACATTCAACAATGGCACACCGGTCGTAATTTCCTCCGGCGCCGTGATCGCCTCCACGTCGCCACTGTCAACTACGAACGTGACGGCCGGAATCGCAGCCTATCCGGGACACAATCTCTCGAGCGCAGGCAAGGGCGCCTCCCCCATCTTCGGCTCGATTGGGTTCCCTGGCGGTGCGCCGACGACGGGCTCGGTTCCAAACCAAACCAGCGCCGTAAACCTGCCGCATGGCTCGCCTTATGTCGATGGCTTGATGCTCGTATGGCAGTCGGTCCTCGACACGATCTTTGAAGTTCAGGTTGACAACTCGACCGGCGCGAGCTTCACCGCATCGACCTCGGACATCGGTAAGTACATCGCTCTGGTGACCGACGCGAATAGCTGGTGGTACGCCGATCGCAACACGATTGCGACCACGCCGGGTACGCTGCCCTGCCGGATTCTGTCATTGAACCCGCAGGATCTGGCGAGCGGCTCGACCACGACGCAGGTTGCCAACGGGCGGTATCGGATTCAGTTCTTGGCGGCAGCAAGTCAGGTTTAAAAGATAAAATACAGTGACTACGTTAAGTCCTGTGTTTTGAGGTGCTTGCGTGACTATGGTGCGGAATCAATTCTTCCAGGCAATGAGCATCGACGTTGCCCATAACTTTATAGAATTTCTTGACCTGCGTCAGCGAAGTGTCCAGTTTCGCTCGATCTTCAACGTGCACCCCTCGAAGAAGGCTTACGAGGATGCCGTGCACTACTCCGGCTTTGCACCTGCGCAGCCGAAGAACGAAGGCGAAAGCATCGTCTATGACTTCTTGATCCAGGGCGGCACGCGGCGCTATGTCCATCAAACCTACGGCCTCGGCGTTCGCATGTCGTATGAGCTCATGCAGGACGATCAGACCGGGATGATGGAGCAGAGTCCCAAAGGTTTGGTGCAGTCGCACATCTTCGCCCAGGAGCAGACCGCAGGGAACGTTTTCAACCTCGGCTTCTCGAGTACAGGAACGATTGTCGATGACGGCGTGAGCCTGTTCAACAATCAGCATCCACTGCTCGGCGGGATTCAGGCAACGAATGTCGCGCCAGGGGCGGGGTCATTCTCAACCGCTGCCGGAACGTATCCCAATCGCCCGCAAGTTGATGCCGATTTGAGCTTCACGGCCCTGCAATACGCGACCATGACGTTCCAGCGAATGCCGAATGCCCGCGGGCTCGTGGTCGCCGTCAGGCCAAAGCACCTCCGGATCCCGCCAGAAATCGAGTTCATTGCCATCGAACTTCTCGGGTCCGCAGGCAAGCCGTACACCTCCGACAACGAGACAAACGCTCTGCTCGCGACGGGCCTGAGCTACGAAGTGAACACCTATTTCACTTCCGCCTCAGCATGGTTCCTCACCGGCAACAAGGATGAGCACCGTTTGATGTACTACGAGCGGCAACCGATCTACGGCGATTACGACCGCGACTTCGATCAGCAAGCGCTGAAGTTCTTGGCGATCGCGCGATACTCGGCTGGCGCGGATACGTGGATCAACACCTTTGGGAGCCTTGGACCGTAATGGCGAAAAAGAAGGCGAGTTCTCCGAAGAGTAAGACTCGCGATGAGATTCGTTCATTGCGCAAAAGCGGCGTTCCGGATACGCCTCCGGATCGCTGGATGAACGACCCCAAAGTGGCGAAAAGGACACGCGGAGCAGCGTAAATGTGGGCCGCCAAAAAGATCGAGTCGGGAGCTTGGTTCTACTGCCAGCGCTCGGGGATTCGCATGAACCTCGACGACGCCTACTGGGAGCAGGGCCGGCTCATCTCTCCCGAGTTCTCTGACATTCAGGCCGGAGGGGCGTTTGGACTGCTTGGCTCGCGCGAAGCGGACATCGCACGCCGGGTGAAGCAGAACATCTCCGACTTGCAACCGCATCCGAAGCTGAGCACGCCAAATCAACCTGACGAAGATGTCTATTTCTCGTAAGATTGCAGCATGAAAATTATCCCTCTCACTCGCGGGCTCCAAACGCTGGTAGACGATGAGGATTTCGACCAACTCAATAAGCACAAGTGGTATGCGCAGCGCTGTAAATCAGGTGACAACGTTAGGTTTTATGCGGCTCGCCGGGATGTAGTCACAAGAAAGATCGTTCTGATGCACAGGCAACTTCTCGGCTTAGAAAAACGCAGCGACCACGGCGACCACAAGAACGGTGACTCGCTGAATAACCAGCGATACAATCTTCGGCCCGCAACTCATCGACAGAATCTTTGCAACACCGGCAAGCGCAACCAAGCCACCACGTCCAAGCATAAAGGCGTTAGCTTCTACAGGAACACTGGCGAGTGGGAAAGCTATGTGTGGGTCGATGGGAAGAAGCGGCGCCAAGGATATTTCGAGACTGAGCACGAAGCGGCTTTGGGCTACAACTTCGCCGCATTGCATCACTACGGCGAGTTCGCAGTGCTAAACGAGGTTCATGTCTGATGCCACTCGTAAAAGGACAACCCGGAGCCCGAATCAGCGAGAAGGACCCCGTTTGCTCGGTTAAGTCTACCGCCGACCTTGAGGACGCGAATTACTCCGGGCACGAGCCCAGAAACACGGCGGCCATGAAGCATTTCGAGAACACGCGACATATTCTCCTGAATCACTGCGAGGACAAGGATCACCGCATCCCGCAGCAGGGAGAAGATCCAAGGCCGATTCCTCCCGACCAGCATTCCGGGAAGCGTGGGCCAGTTTGGACAACTGAACAGAAGAAATAGCCTCAACTAACCCATGTGCCGGGTGAGCATGTATCGCCCCGGTGGGAGGTAAAAGATGTCGCGCACGCAATCGGTCCAGCATTACGATACTGCCTTTCCTGATGGAATCCTGACCTTCGGCATCACCGACATGGTGATCGCCACGGGCACTGGCACGGGGGCTTATACGCGCCTCGCCTCGGGCTCGTGGTCGCTCAACGTTTCGACCACAACTGCAAGCCAGATCGCCATCCCGATCTCCGGAATCTTGCGGAAGTATGGGATGCAGGACTTCGTGCAGGAAGCTTTTGGGAACTCCATTCCCAGAGGTTCGCATGGTCAGCCGGTGGGCTGGCCGAATACGCTCTCTACGGCTAACTCCCTTGCAGGGAACGCAATCAACGTTGCCGTCAAGTCCAGCGTGAATTTCTCGGTAGGCCAAGCCTGCCTTGTGGACACGGTAGCCTCGACCGTCCAAGAGACGGCTGTTATCAGCGCGATTCCCGATGCAACGCATATCACGTTCTTCAGTCTCGCGAATGCACATACAGCGCCGGTTCCAATTGCTGCGAACGTCTTTACAACTCCTGCAAGCGTGACGGGGATTCCGCCCTTTACCGGAATCACGGAATTGACTCCGGTGACCGCGGTTCGTCCCAAGGGAATTCTCATCAAGCAGATCACGCCGCGGTATGTCATCAACACGGCGAATGCGGCGACGAACACGATTGGGATTACCGAGACGGTCTACGCACAAGGCGCGTCTCCGACGGCCACGGTGAACACGATCCTGACGAACGCGGCGAACGGGCTGGTGACGGCTTTCAGTGCGAACGTGAACGTGACGCCGATTCCGATTCCGGTCGCGAATCAGAAGTGGTTCATGAATCGCAACTCGGACATCATCATCGAGTGGGACATCACCAACGGCAGCACGGGAACGGTGGATCTGCTGGGCATAGAGGTGGACGTTAGTTTTAATTTGGGCTGACATATGGCACGGCGCGGGCATCCATCAACGGCGCATGAGTACCGAGCAGACGGCTCCTGTATTCATTGCGGGATGTATCGTGTGAATGTCGAAGCCATGAGCCATGTCTGCACCCCGGAGCGCGAAGCCGAGCAGGACGCGAAAGAGAAGGCGGAGCAGGACGATAAGGAATAAATTTTATTCCATAGCAAAATATCAGCATTAACGATATGTTTGCTAAATGAGACAAGTTCTTGAGAGATATGCCGGATACAGTGTCGAGGCAACGAATCGTCGGAGGATGTCCGCTCGAGACCGGGCAATTCGATTGCGCACCCAAAACCCGGAGAAATATAGGGAGCAATCGGAAAAATCCAAGATTCGACTCAAGAAGTGGCGCGAAGACAATCCTGAAAAATACCGTGAGCAAGCAGCGAAGTATCGCCAGAAAAATCGTGAACGCCTGCGTGCCCAAAAGAGGAGATGGGAATTCCTCAATCCGGACAAAGGTGCAACAGCATCTCGGTATCGCCATGAGTTCGGATTTACTCTTGATGACTGGAATCAGGAATGGGAAAGACAGGGCAAACGTTGTGCTATCTGTAAACGGACACAGCACACCAAGAAAAGGTTTCATCTTGACCACTGTCATAAAACAAATGCGATTCGCGGAATCCTTTGTCCCCGCTGTAATCGCGTTTTGGGTTTGTGTAAGGACGATCCGGACTTGCTGCTAGAGGCGGCTAAGTACCTGAAAAGAGGTGCCTTATTGCTAACGATACCAGCGGCACAGTCTGGAGGATAGATTCTCTTCCGTTCTCCTATGCGTTTCCGGTGAAGATCGTCACGGCTCAATGGACCGATGCGGTAAGTGCCGGGGATCAGGTGGTGATGCAGAATGCCGCGTCGAAGCCCATCATCGACTCACAGGCGAGTTCTCCAAACTTTCAGCAAAACTTCGGCTTTTTGGGATGGCAGAACGGAATCAAGGTCACAACGCTGACTTCAGGCGTACTCCAACTCTCAGTCGGAGGCGGGAAGTGAAATGCAAA